CGGACGATTATGCAGAAAAGAAAGCCGAATTGGTTGCGACCATCAAAGCAAAATTGGAAAGTTCTGTTGAACCTGAAACACCAGAAGTCAAAGCAGAAATGGACAAGGTTGCAGACGAAGTGGTTGCCGCTGAAAATGCTAATACTGATTCTATCGACGCTGAATTGGACAGCAAAGACGAACCAGAAACCCCAGAATCCAGCGAAAGTGCAGAAAATGCACAAATCGAGGATTCTGCGGATTTAGACAAAGCGGAACCTGAATCAGAGGAAATTCCATCATTTACATATACAGAAACAGACGCAGCCAAAGCAAAATCTATTGACGAAATTATCATAATGAAAAAAGCGTGCCGCGAGGAAATTGCACGTCTTGAAAAAACACGTCTGAAACACGCAACATACAAACAAAATCGTGAATTGGACGCTGCAATTTGGAAAATCCGTCGTATCATAGGTATTGCTTTCAAGCGTGAAGTTGCCTTGAAAGAACGTGCACGTCGTATCAGAAACGCAGGTCGTGTATCTAGTATTGCGTTGAAACGTGCCAGATTCGTCAAACTTATGCGTCAAGGTTTTTCTATCACAAATATCACAAACCACCCAGAGGGCGTTAAAAAAGAGGAATTGGTGGACGTTTTAGATGAAGCAACCATCGAAGCGTGCAAAAAAAATAATTCACGCTTTCCTGCTATGTGGTTGAGATGGAAAGAAAAATTTATTGACAAGAAAGACGATAATAAGTAATAATCGTGTTGTAATAGCGTGGTGGTGTAGTAGTAACATATTCGGCTCATACCCGAAAGACCATTGGTGCAAGTCCAATCCACGCAACCAACATTACGGGTCGCCTATCATTGAGGTATCTCGGATTCCGCCAGTAATCCGCCCAAAACTGGCACATTTTGAAAGGAGGATTGTCAATGCCTATGAACCCAAATTTTTTATGCTGTATCGGTGCTGAATTAAAAAACAGCACACAACAAACAACACGTATGTCCCAAGTTTATTTATATCGTGCATTCGAGGACGATACATTATCTGATATGTTATCTGCTGGATTTTTTAATGCAGCAATGGGGATTATTCGTCAGGACGATTTACTTTTATTATACAGTCCAAACGAAACAACAGCAAAATACACTTATGCACGTGTATCGAGTGTAAGCAGTTCAGGTGTTGTTATTGAACGAGTTGGTATTGAAGCAGCAAGTATATCAGTTGATACAACAGGTTATTCCAATTTATCAGGAAATAATTTACAGGAAATATTGAATAATCTTGATACAATCATAACCAGTATAAATAATGCGTTTGTAAGAAAAGACGGTTCGTCAATTATGACGGGACCGTTGAAATTCCGTGCTGGTTCATTCGAGGGTGCGATTGCTGGTGGATTGGGCGATGGTATTTCAGTTTATAAACTTAAAGCCGATGGAAGTATAGATTCCGAAGTTGCAAGTTTGACAAAGACAAATGGATTCGTTCCAGGAACAAACAATGCAATGAATATCGGTAACAGTGCGTTAAAGTGGAAAGACGCATATATTGCACGTGTTATCACAACAATATTGAATAACGGTTATGATATTGCAGTTCCAGTAACAAACGGACCTGATACATTAGCGTTGAAATCAGAAGTTGATAATGCCGCAAATTCAGGGGACCAGTTATACTCAACTGGCGTATGGTATGCTAAAATGTATTCTGGCACAACACCACCAGCCAGCGCAGAAATTGAGGGGCGTAATTATGCGGATTTTTCACAAACCGATAGCGGTGGCAATCCAATAATCGTAATTTACACATATACTGGTGGTGCTTGGACACAAACAGCCACAATCACGCCACCTGCCGATTATAATGGCTATATGACAATTACAAGCAAGATTTGGGACATTTCAGAACAAGCAGGGCAACAAGGCGGTAAAGTTTTATGGTCCCACAACCAAAAAACATTCACGCCATACCCACAAATCATTTCATTTGAAAATGCAGCATTGACTGGAACACCGACAACACCAACGCCAACTAGCACGTCCCCAGATACACAAGTCGCAAACAAACAATATGTCGATAGTATTTTAAGTCAATTATCGCCATCAACAGTCGTATCTTTGGGTTGGGCACCTTATATCTTATTGACAAAAGATTTTATACAGGCAGATTTCAATCCATCAACACGTCCAACAGGCAGCAAAACCGCTTTAAGATTTATGGCTGGCACAGTATTAAAAACACCATCAGGCGATATATTCGAAGTTGGCGATACTGATTCTGTGATTGAAATATCAACGATTGTCCAAGGGACAGCGTTAGCGGCAGGCGATAAAGTTTATATCTATCTGGTATCAAATGGCGATGGCACAGCAAGTCCAGTCGTATCAAAATCTGCAACATACAGCGGTTATATGATTGGCGGATTCGCTATGTTATGTCCTTTGCGTGGGGGTTCATTCACGAATTTACCAGCAAGCCACCCATATTATTCATACAGCAATTCAGGCAACCAGATTATGCACACGTCCGTCTGGCATTTGAAAAACGCATACGACCAGAATTTAGGCGTCTGTGTGTATAATTCTGAAAAGAGATTGTGGGTCCAAGCATACATACCATCATTATATGATTCTGCTGGCACTTGGCAATCAGGGTCTTATTCAACGACAAACGGTGGCGGAACAAGATATACAGACCCGACATTACAGTTGCGGTCCGTCTATAATGTCGCACCATCAAACAATATGACATTTGGCGAACAGTCCCAGTGGTTAAAAATGGCTGGCGGACGTTATATCTTTGACGACGAATTTACAAGCACAGCCGAGGGTTCAAACGAACAAACAAATGTCAATGGTTCGAATCAGAAAAACGCTGTCGGTGGTTGGTATGATACAGCAGACCGTCCTATGATTTCTAACTTTGGGGCGTGGGAAATGAACGGCTTTTACTGGCAAGATATAGCGATAAATGCTGCTGGCGGTTCTGCGTGGGCTAATCAAGGTCTAAACAAGGGACAGACATACGGTGGGCAGCGGCTGCGCGCTGGTGCGTATTGGAACGATGGCTCGAATTCAGGGTCGTTGTCGCGGGTTGCGGCTGATGCTGGCGTGGTACGCTATGCGCGTAGCGCTGCGCGCGGTGCGAGCCCTTGCTACGAAATAATATAAGCGTTGGGTCGCGCTTGACGCGACCTGCGGCGTAAGCCGCCTTATAAAAAATTTGCCATTTTTGGCAAATAGGTAAAAGGGTTCTATTTGTCGTGCGGCTGCACGCTGGTGCGAATTGGAACAATGGCACGAATTCAGGGTCGTTGTCGCGGAATGCGAATAATGCTGGCGTGGAACGCAATGCGAATAACGCTGCGCGCGGTGCGATACCTTGATATCTAGACAATTCCTAACCCAACAGGTTAAATAGCAAGGGCTGATTCTTTTACCTCTCGCGAAAGCGGAAACACTAATCAGGGGTGGTAAGGTGCTAGTAAGGATTTCCTGAACGCACCGAACCAGAAAGAGAATGAAAAGATACGGTAATTTATGGGAACGTTTTATTTCCAAAGACAATTTCCAAATTGCTTTACATAACGCAATTCGTGGCAAGAAAAAACGGGACTATGTAAAAAAGTTTATGCTGGACCCAGAAAACAATCTTGAACGAATCAGACAAGATATAATTCACAAAAGATTCCACACCGCAAAATACACAGAAAAAGAAATATACGAACCTAAAAAACGAATTATTTATATGTTGCCATTTGTGCCAGACCGAATTGTCCAACACGCACTTATGCTGATTTTAATTCCCATCTTGGAAAAATTATTTATAACTGATACTTATGCTTCGATTGACGGGCGTGGAATGCACAAAGGCAGTAAAAGGGTTATGCAGTTTATCGCAAATAACGATTATTTCCTGAAATGTGATATTCGCAAATTTTACCCAAGTGTCAATCACGATATACTGATGGACATTATCAAACATAAAATAAAAGACAAAGATTTATTATGGTTGATAGAGGACATTGTCAGGTCTTTTCCTAGCGACACCAATTTGCCCATAGGGAATTATTTTTCTCAATGGGCTGGTAATTGGTATCTAAATGAACTTGACTATTATGTCAAGAATAAGTTAAAGTGTAAATGCTATCTAAGATATTGTGATGATTTCTGTTTGTTTTCGAACGACAAAAAACAACTGGCAGAGTGGAGAGAGAAAATTCGTATATTCTTGGCTGAACGACTGAAACTAACTTATTCCAAAGCAGAAATATCTCATATCAAAAATGGTGTAGATTTCTTAGGTTATAGACATTTTAGGCGGAACGGCAAACGATATATTCTGGTAAGAAAGCGGACCGCAAAACGAATGATAAAACATATTCGTAAAACCAAACGGGGCTATAACAAAGGATTTATACCTGTGGAACAAGCACTAAGTCGGGTTGGTTCGTATTATGGTTGGGTTAAATACGCAAATTCGCACCATCTCAAAATATCAACAAGAATAGACGGATTTATGAGGTATCTTAAAAATGAGCAAGACCGCAAAAAGATTCAGTGATATTGCCAAAGACGATATTATGTTGGTTGGCGAAAAAATGAAAATGGAAAATGTTATCGGCAAAGAAATCGAAATTGTTGCCTTTGCAGTGATAAATTCCAAATATACCAAACTATGCACCAAGATTCAATTTGAATACGAGGGCAAAACATACTTTGTATTTACTGGTTCCAGTATTATTACTGGACAACTGGAAAAACACAAAGACGATTTACCATTTATTGCCACCATCGCAAAAATGGACAGGTGTTTAACATTGACATAATACAAAGTTTGATTTATAATGTTTTTGAAAGGATTAAATTATGTTATTTGAAAAAACAAAACTTTTCGTAAAAACAACCCTGATAAAATCAGAAGCGTTGTTTGTGAAAAAATCACTAATAACCAAACAGTAACGGAGGTAAAAATGTCAACACCACTTGAACTTGATACTTTATATGCAGTAAATACCATAGATAAATTCTCGCCACAAGGCGGAATTGAAATTGTTGCTGCCGACAGTGCGGTAACTATTCGTGCAACAACAGACAGTCATTTTACAGGCGATTATAGTGAATTACCTGAAATTGTTGACAATGGTGCAGAGGGCGATTTCTATAAATCCGACGTGTTATCTGCAATCAAATTTATATCTGTGTCTTGCTCTGATACAGACGCAAAGATTGTATTATCTGGTTGCTCTGTAAAAAAAAAGGCATAATGGCGACGGTAATCTTTAATCCTGCCAAAATATCTTGCTCTGGTTCAGATTTTGTAAAAGCCCTAGCAGATTTATTCCCAGGTGTTGATTTGACAACAGTTACAAACGGCACAATGACATATTTATATGGTGGGGACATTTGGAAAATGGAAATCAAAGATTCAGGTGGTTCAACACTGGGAACATACCAGCAATATACGGGCGATTGGACAAGTGCAGGATTTACATTTACTGGCGAATTTGTGGACGAGGAAGTTGTATCGTTCGAATGTAATATAGAAAACCGCTAACAAAGGAGGACGAAATGCCTTGCGGAAAAAAGAAAGGTGGTAAAAAATAATAATTGACATTCCATCAAAAGAAATGTTATTATTGTTTTCGAATCACTAGTATAAAACACCTGGGCGATAGTTCGGGTGTTTGTTTTTTACCATATTGCTAACGTCGGCAAAATGATACCAAAACAATTTGTCAACACTATATATAGGTATATACAAGAAAATCGGTCAAAAAAAGTGGCGGATTTCTCACATTCGACATACGTGTCGTTCTAACGGTAGTATTTTATAAAAAAATTCTTGACATTTTTTAATCTTTTATGTGATTATAATAATGACCAGTGCGATGGACAATCGAGAGAACCCATCAAACAACACTGACAACAGCCCAAACTTTAAGAATAACCATTAAAACAAAAGGACAAAAAATGGACCCAGTAACAACAGGGTTGTTAAATATAACCCACTTTGTGGCAGAAGTTCAACGTTTATTGCTGAACTCCACACACGGTTTGCGTAACGTTGTCAATAACAAGGGTATCGTTGTCGGAAACGAAATCAGATTCCCATTGGTTGACATTGACGGCGAAGCACAACCAATCAACGACGGTGCAGACACCGTTCCAACCGACTTGTATGCAGATACAGCAGTTGCAAGTATCACGTTATTTGAAGCAGCGACAAAATTGAATCGCACTGTAATAAATGCGACCAATTCCGCAGCCCCATTACGTGCACAAGCAGCGGCAAAAGTCGTTCACTTTATGGAAAACCGCTTTACACGTTCAATCTTGGACGCTTTAATGCAATATGACGATACAAATATGGAAGTTGGCGATAACTCAACACCATTTACAGTCGATACATTGCACGAAGTCGGTTTGTTAGCAGGTAAAAATAACTGGGGCGAAAATGACCGCTACCTGTTATTGCCTCGTGAAGCAGAATACACATTGAAACAAGACCAAAAATTCTATGAAATCTGGTCTATTTACAATGGCGGAAACGCAGTAAATGGCTTCACAAAACCGAACGATATGGACGACAGCATACGTTGGATTCCATACAACGGCTTTATGGTTGCATTTATGAACACCAAAGACGCTAACAATGCAGTTGGTTTGCCAGTTGCTGCGGACGGTGCTTTGATGGGCTTTGCATTCAAGGGCTCTCGTGTTGGCTTTGGTATGAACCAAGAAATGGAAACTCGTATATTCGAGGACAAGACCAAACAAGGTAACCCAATTATCTTTAAGACAAATGGTTCTTGCGGTGCTTCAATTATCGACACTCGTGGCGTAATTGGTATCAAAATGGACCCATCTATCTAATAGGTAATGTTTAACTCGTTCCCAGGGAAACCTGGGGACATAACAAAAAAGGATTTACTATGGCATACACAGTAAAAAATTTATGTTGCTTTGGCGGTCAAGTCGAATCTGGCAATCCTAGATTGTGGAAATACAACGTTCCTGTTGTATCGGGCACACCTGATACAGTAACAGCAGCAGGTTATTTCCCAATCGAATCAGGTATTGCTGATGGCGATATTATTATGGCGATTTCAACAGAATTGACAATGTTGGTGGTTGCTGAATCCAGCGGCACATTGACAGCGTCTGCTATTGAATTTGCGTCAGATAACATACCGTCCTAATAGAACGATTACCCTGCCCTCTTTTGAGGGTTGGGCAATCGGTTGAAAGGGAGGTATGAATGCCAACAGAATATATCGCAGTAGGAATCTCGATTGTTACCATTTTAATATCAGTGGGTATTTCATACGGGATTATGAAAGCCAAAATGAATTATATGGAACAAAAACTCGAAAAACACGATAAGGACCACGATTTGCTGGTCGAAGTCAATACCAAGGTTGATATGTTGTTAGAACGGAGTAAGGAATGACAAATAAGAAACCTGAATTTTGGTATTCAATGTTACGCGACGACGATGGCGATTTTTGCTTGTGTCGTTTTTTACTTTTATTGTCCCCTGTATTTGGTTTGGCGACTATGTGCGTATATTGTTATTTCTTTAAGAACACAGCCACAGAAACGAATATGTGGGACGCAATTATTGCTTGCTCTGGAATGTTAGGACCAGTAATAACATTCTGTGTAATGCGAATTTATGAAAGTCGAGAATGGATTGCAGAACAGGCGAAAAAATGGAAAAAATAGTTATAGCGGACGTTTATTACTGGATTTTCATAACGGGGGACAAATGAAAAGAAAGGCAAAAGATATATTATATTCATTACACACGACAATAATATGTCCGTATTGCCTTAAACCGATTGAACCAGGGGAATTGACAAAAGACCACGAACCGCCATTATCACGCGGTGGAAAAAGGGACCAGTGGGTATATGCGTGTAAGAAATGTAATAACACAAAAGGCAGTTTGACCGCAGACGAATTTTTAGAGTGGAAACGCCTAGAACATTTGAGAAACGGAGGTCGATAATGACTGGACTTGATATTGTTAAAAAATTCGAGGGGTGCAGATTAAAAGCATACCCAGACCCTGCAACAGGTGGCAAACCTTGGACGATTGGTTGGGGTTCGACACGTAATGCCCAAGGTGGCGAGTTCAAACGTGGCGATATGATAACGCAAGCGATGGCAGATGGATTACTTATTCGGGACTTTAATGCTTGCAAAGACGAATTGAAAAAAGATAAAAATTTATCAAAGTTATCAGAAAATGCGATTGACGCATTGACGTCATTATGTTATAACATTGGTATAGGTGCATTCAAGCGTTCAAAGTGTTATAAAGCGATTGTTGCGAACGACCTTGAAACCGTCTGCAAAGAGTGGGATTGGTTCAAAGCAAACGGTAAATTTATGAAAGGTTTAGCAAGACGTCGCATAGCAGAATTGGGAGTGTTTTTAGAAAATGTATAAAATCATAGTTGCAATTTTATCAGTATTTATTTTGGCTGGGTGTGGTGCTAAATCGCCAACACAGTCAATCGTTGATTCTGGTATTGCACAAATTGAACGGTCCCAGGCAATAATTAAAAACACAGAAACATTGGTCCAATGCAAAGAGAACGCAGATAATTCATTACAGACCGCCAAGGAATCTTTGGTTGCTGCTGGCGAATCTTGCGAATCGGAAGTATCAAAACTTGAATCTGATTTGATTCGATGGAAAAGTTATTTTGGATTCTTGGTATTCGGAATTGGTATATTTTTGTATCTGTATTTAGTTCGGAGGTTATCAAAAAATGTCATTTAGTATAAGACGATTATTGCCAGGCGACGTTTTAGATTTCCCAATCTTGCCAGAATGGGAGGACGGGACCGCTGCTGAACTAGATAAAGCAATGACAGAGGACGGTTATAGTATTGCGATATTAAAAGATTGTGAAGTAGTTGGTGCTATCTGGTTTAAGCCAGATACAAACAAAGATATTCAGGCAATTACAGCGTGGAAATACCGCCCAGGAAAAGAATTATCGGTGTTTGTGCGTGAATTGGTTGCTATTGTATCACACGCAGCACCAGATAGAACAATTTATACCATATCAAAATCAGGCAAAGCGTCTGATAGATGGCACGAATTTATCGGTCTAACCGAAAAACTGGAATTAAACCCAGAACAAACACAATATAATACGGAGGCATAAAATGTCAAAAGCAGTCAAAGAAACGAAAGAATTTGTTAAAAATCCAGTCAAGGGAACTGTAAAACTTGTCGAAAAAGCGTCGCAACCAGTAATAGACACTGTTCGCAGTGTTGGGCACGTTGCAGAAGCAGGTTATAACGTTATGACTGGCGATTTCAAAGAAGCAGGCAAAAATATTGCAAAAGCCACTGGCGAAATTACAGCAGCAGGCGTTGGCGATATGACACTTGGTCTTGGTAGTTTTGTTGCACCAAAACTTATCAAAACAGGTAAGGAATTTGGCGAAATGGTCGGTAATTATTCCACAGGAAACTTTAATCGTGGAAGTCAAAATCTTGAAAATATAACAGGTTGGGACGTTGATAATTCTATTGCAGAAGCAAAAGAAAGGGCTGCAAAAGAAGCATATCAAGCAGAAGTTGACGCTGCAAATGAAGCAGAAGCACGTAATCGTCGTGCGAATCTGTTGTCTTTGCGTAAATCATTGACACCATCTTTAAGTCGTTCGTCCCAAGGCGGTGCGGCTGCGTCTAGTATGGCAAAATCACAAGGTGGTATTATTTTAGGGTAATTGGAGGTCGTTATGTTGAACCAAACACAATTATCACACATTCGCGGACTAGCCACCACGTCAAAGCAGGCGTGGAATAGCGAATATTTTGAAGCGATGGCTTATACACAGCCAGAACGCAACGAAATATGGCGTGTCAAAGGTGGATTCCCTGGTAATCTGAAACAGATACCATTATTCACAACGGCTGGAAAGGTTGGTGTGGACGTATTCGTTGCACGTGTCCAAAACAAATTGACACCGTATGAAAAACCGTATTTTTCATTCAAGCCAAAGGACAGTTTTGTATCTGAATATGAAGCAGAATTACGCGACTTATGCACACAGATTTCACAACGCGTCAACGAACGTAAAAACGAATTGCGTTTGGACGATACTTTGAATGAAGCATATTATGACCTTGCAGCAGGAACCGCAGCAATCGTTCGTGAAAACACTTTATTCG